ACTGATCACGAAGTCATCCACTCCTTGTTCAATCTCAAACATTGTTAAGAGGATTACATTCATAATCGAGTTGTCTGTGGCCGTAGTATATGTACCAGAAGGCATACCGCCTTCCTTGGCTAGCAACGCACCATAAGGGTCAGCCATTGCGCCAAACGCCAAGACTCGATAATAATTCGTGATCGCCTGACTATAATCAGGGTGAAGATAAAAACTGCGCACACGACAACATGCTTCTATAAGCCATGCTGGGACTGAGCCATCCCAATTGTGGTAATCACCGTCCCAATGGAACTTCCGCTTATTATGCAGTCTCCATAGTGCGCGCATGCCTCCATGATACTGCGTAAAACCCACTCGAACTGGTGTCGATAATGGTGACAAACGTATTGCCTCATCTTGTCGACCGAAAAGTCGCTTTCCATGAATGACCATCTCCACAGGGCCACCCATGAAAGCTCGAGGTTTATGCGCTTTCGCCACAGGACGCAACTCGTCCTTAAGATTCATCGTCCATCCTGTAGGCACATACTCAGCAGTATTGAAGGCGTCCCAATCACGTTTAATTTTTTCCACTGCTTTTGCATCCATAAACACTTCACCCTTCGTTTTGTATCCAGCATCAACCCAAGGCCAACCTGGAGAAGTTTTAATTGGCAGTGCTTCTATAGACTCGTTGCCATATACGGCGTCCTCAAAAGAAAGTGGATTAGCATCAAGTTTCAGCCATGTGGGTTCCATCAATTTAATGACTTTATCAATTGCATGGTTGAGCAATTCACGTGGGGGACTAGTTTTATTAAAAGTATTGAATTTCATAAGGGACTCAACAACTCCTTCTCCCTTAAATTGCGGCGGCACGTACCCAGAATCAGGACCATCATAACGCGGATCCTTAATCAGTCGAGTACTAAAAAATGCATGGCGTTCAGAACCTGATTCTGAGGTCCACGTGTCGCCGCCGCTCAGAAAAAAGAAGCTGAGTAGGGGACAAAGAAATTGACCTCTGCACCCCCTCCAATGTGCACGCCCACGATTTGTGATGAGCTGTTGACATACACTCCACCACAATC